TATTACACCTTATGATGTAAATTCTCCAGCTTCAGCTAGGAAAGGTTTGCCTTCAAGATTACTTTCTCCAAGTCGAACAAGATTTAGAACAGGTAAAGAAGTTGTTAAACCTTTAATGCCAAGTGATATTCCTGAATTAGAACAACATGAAATAGAATCTGGTGATGTAGCTTGGTTAAAACCAACAGACTTAATAAAATTAAGAATTTTAGAAAAGAAAGAAGCTCTTCAAGAACATGGTGGAAAAACTCTTTCTGATAACGAAAAACAAAAATTAAAAGAATTAAAAGAATTAGATAAAAAACAAAGACATCCAAAAGAAATAGATAATCCTCCAAAGAAAAAAGCAGCTCTTGGTGGTTACATGGATGAATTTCAAATTGCTGAAGAAGAACCTTTATCTAGAGGAAAAAGAGCTTTAGGTGGAGCAGCAGCTCTTGAAGAAAAATATGATAGACGAAGAGCTTATAGAGCTTTTCAAGAAGGTGATTTAGTAGAAGAAGAAATTGTTGAAGAACCTTTAATGGCTCCAATAGGAATGGAAGAAGGTCCTATGCCATTGATTGAAGATGAGATTGCTGCAGATGATTTAGCTATGGAAGAAGATGTAGCTATGGAAGATGCAGAAAGTGTTTTAGATACTTCAATGTTAAGTGAAGAAGAAGAAGTAGTCGTGGATGCTGCTATAGAAATGTATCCAGAATTAGAAGCCATTTTACCAAAAATGGTTGCAACAGAATTTACAGAAGATGAATTAGTAGAAGGACCTGGAACAGGAACTTCAGATTCAATCCCAGCATTATTATCAGATGGCGAATTTGTATTTACAGCAAAAGCTGTTAAGAATATCGGCATTGATAAATTAAGAAAAATGATGTCACAAGCTGAAGAAGCTTATGATGCTGGTATGGTTAATCAAGAAGAAACTGCAGAACTTGCAGTAGATGAAACCATCGTATAACAGAATTTAGAGTAGGTACTCTAGATAAACAAGCTACCTTCTATTTTTGTAATAGAAGCCCTTGTAGCTTCGTTTCAAATTAATCAACCTTTTTTTGCTACCTTCAGTAAAAGAAGCCCAAAGGAGGATTTTATGAATAAAGAGAACGAAGGAACAACTAATGAAGTCGAGGCGAATCCATATAATCGCAAAAAGTATTGGCATACGGCAGACGTAATGCCGAAGTCAGTACCAGATGCGGATAGTGGACCAGCCGAGCCTGACCCTGAGAAGAAGACAGGATTTGACTACGCAAGTACGACTACAACAAATAGTCCGAACCCAAATGTTTTATCACCTTCTTCTACAGCTACTTCGGATAAGGTCGAAGTTTCACCATTAAGTAATGTTGAAGTTAAACCTTATACAAAAGTTGACTATAAAAAAAGATATGATGACCTAAAGCGTTATTATGATAGGAAACTTGGTGAGTGGAGTAATACAGAAGGAGACCTCAAAGCACAGCTTCGAGATAACCGACCTAAATACACCCCACCTAAAAGTGCTGATGAACTTAGTGCTTTTAAAAAAGATTACCCTGACATTTATGGCGTGGTGGAAACTGTATCTCACTTGCAATCTCAAACAGAGATGAAAGGTTTGCAGGAAGAAGTTAACTCTTTGAAAAAAGCTAACACAGCTTTATCACAGAGAGAAGCTCAATTAGAGTTATCGAAATTTCATCCAGACTTTAATCAAATTAAAGAATCAGATGATTTTCATAATTGGGCAGACACACAACCCATGGAAATTAAGAAGTGGGTTTATGAGAATACTTCAGATGGTAAACTTGCTGCAAGAGCAGTTGACCTGTATAAGAAAGACCGAGGACTTGGATTAGATAAAAAAGCCACAGAAGATAAAAGAGTTACTCAAGGTGCTGATTTGTTAGTTAAAACTAACGAACAAATTCAACCACCAACGAATAATAAAGTTATCTTTAAAAGTTCTGACTTTGAAAAAATGTCAGACGCTGAGTTTGAAAGAAATGAGAAATCTATTCTGATGGCTCAGAGAGAAGGTAGAATTACTAAAGATTAGTAAAACTACCATTTTTATCAACCAAACAAAAAGGAGTCATAAATTATGGCAAATTTTGCAGGTTCAAGTACTACTAACTTTGGTGGAGAAACTCCATCAGGTGACCAGGCTAACGCCTTTTGGGTACCTCAAATATACTCGAAAAAAGTTCAAATAGCACTACGTAAAGCATCTGTTGCAGAAGCAATCTGTAACACAGACTATATGGGTGAAATTAAAAACTTTGGAGACACAGTCAATATAGTACAAGAACCACAAATAACTGTAAGTGATTATACTAGAGGTCTAGCGACTTCTGCTACAGCACTAACAGACAACGAGCTTGTTCTCACAGTAGACCAAGCTAAATACTTTCAATTCGCACTAGATGATATTGAAAAGAGATTTTCACATATCAATTTCCAATCTATTGCATCAGACAATGCAGCATACAAACTAAGAGATGCTTTAGACAGTAATGTCTTTACATACCTAGGTCTTGACGCTTCATCTATCGGTGCTACTAGACAAGGAAGTACAGCCACGCCTGACAGCATTGGTTTTACTAGTCCGCAAATTGACCCTTTAAATGAGATGAGTCAAGCCTCTTTTTTTCTTGACAGACAAAACGCACCTGAAGAAGGTCGTTGGTTTGTTGGAGCACCTGAGTGGTACGAATCTTTAGCTAACACAGCTTCTAAACTATTATCAGTTGATTACAACGCTGGTAAAGGTAGTCTTAGAAATGGATTAGTTGCAAGTGGTCTCGTTAGAGGTTTCCAAATGTACAAATCAAACAATCTAGCAACAAACGACTTAACAAGTGCATCCCCTGCTGGGACTGCAACTGCTCCTGTGGCAACATGGGGTCAAATGAGTGCTGTTTCGTGTGCATCTCAATTGAAGATTGTTGAAAGTTTAAGAAGTACTACTACTTTCGCTGACATAGTAAGAGGATTACTTGTCTTCGGAAGAAAAGTTCTTAGAACTAATTGTATAGGAAGAACAATTTACGTTATAGCCTAATTAATTAGTCTAGACGTTATTGTTAGTATTAAACCTAACAGCTAGATAGGGGGTTGCAATATACCCCCTGTCTTTTAAATAAAGGATTATATATGGAACATATGAAAAAAGCATGGTCTTACATAGTAGCACATAAAAAAGTTTCTATTGCAGTAGCAGTAGTTGTTGTGGTACTTATTATAGCCACTTAATTTTAAAAAGGAATCCAATGAAAGAAGCTTTAAAAAAGCTTAAGAAACATTTCGCAGAACTTCAAAAGTTAGAAGCTAAAGAAGAAATGATTATAGAAAAAATTGATGAAGCAATTGATGAGTTATCAGATTGCGACCATTCAGATTGTAAATAAGAAGAAGTATTATGGCAAAGACCTATTTAGCATTAACTAATGAATTATTAGTAGAACTTAATGAACCAGAACTTACAGCAATTTCTAGTGGAGTAGGCGTACAAAAACAAGTTTCAAATTGTGTAAATAGAGCTTACTCTGATATAGTAGATGCTGTTGATGATTGGTCATGGTTAAGTGCTGATGAACCTGATGACCCTTATTATGGAAATACTGTTATTGCAACAGAAGTTGGAAAAAGATGGTATTTATCAAAAGCTGGTTCTACAGGTGTAGATAGTGATTTTGATTCAGTAAATTGGGATATGTTTACTCTTGTAGATACTGCTTCCCCTTATACAATTAATAAATTAGCATTTACAACTTTAACAGTTTGGAGAAATAGTTATGCAAAAGCAGAAGAAGCTGATGCTAGAACTTCTCAATATGGAGTACCATTAAGAGTTATAAGAAGTTCTGATGGTAGAAGATTTGGATTATCTCCTATACCTGATAAAGTTTATAACATACATTTCTTTGCATACAATAGACCAACTGCTTTATCTGCAGATACAGATACAGTTGCATTTCCAGAACAATACAAAACAGTTTTATTAGCAAGAGCTAGATATTATATTTATCAATTTAAAGATAATATAGCTCAATCACAATTAGCATTAGACGAATATAAAAAAGGATTACAGTCAATGGCTGATAATTTAAATTCACCACAACCACAATATATGTCAGACGTAAGATTTACATATTTGTTACCATAAGGAAAATTTAAATGCCAACACAAGGAGCTTCCATTACAGTTGCAGGAGGTTTAGATTTAGTTTCAAGTGCTCATGCATTATTTAGAACACCTGGAGCAGCAACTATTTTACAAAACTTTGAATCAGCTACAACAGGTGGCTATCGAAGAATAAATGGTTTTACAAAATGGGGTGGAGGAAGTTCAACTAGTCCAAGCGGTACAACTACAGATGCTATAACAGGAATAGTTCCATATGCTAATGGAGTTATTGCTTGTCAAGGTAATAATATTTATTGGAGTACAGATGGTATTACTTGGCTTCAAATTAATAAAGATACTTATAAAAGTTTAACTGGTACAGTTGCAGTAACTGCAAGTTCAGCAGCAGTTGTTGGAACTGGAACATCATTTACAACTGAATTAGCTGTAGATGATAGAGTAAAAATTAATAGTATTACATATAGAGTTTTATCTATTACCGATAATACAAATTTAACATTAGATATTGAAGTTGTATCTACTGCTAGTACTCAAACTATTTATAGAAGTGGGATGACTTCTGCTGAAGTAGCAAGTGCTACAACAGTTGCAAGAACAAATCAAACTAATAATCAGTTTGCTAACTATGAATCACAGGGTGCTTATGGAACTTTATATATTGTTGATAGTACCAATAAAGTAGCTGAATTTCAGATTACAACTTCAGGTGGAGTTAATACTTATTACTTTGAAGAACTACAAAGGTCAGCTCCAGTNAATCCTAAAAGATGTACTATCTTTTCAGAACGATTAGTTGTAGCTGGACAATCTGTATCAACAAGTACTGTTGCTTATAGTAGCCGCTTAAAACCTTATGATTTTGAAGCTACTGGTTCAGGAACAATTGATGTTGGAGATATTATTGTAGGCATTAAAGTTTTTAGAAATACTCTTATTATATTTTGTAAAAATAGTATATTTGAGTTGACAAGTCTTGATTCTGACCCTATACTTAAGTCTATAACTAAAAATATAGGTTGTATAGATGGAAATACAATTCAGGAAATTGGTGGAGATTTAATATTTTTAGCACCTGATGGATTAAGAACAGTTGCTGGAACAGCTAGAATTGCTGACGTTGAAATCGGTTCTGTTAGTAGAAAAATCTTACCTTTAATAAATGACCTTTTAGATAATATTGCTGATTATACTCTTTCAAGTATGGTTATTAGAGAAAGAAGTCAATACAGATTATTTTACTTTCAATCAGGTCAAGCAGATGCAAGTCAAAAAGGAATTATAGGAACATTTAAATTTGATGAACAGGGAATCCCTGCTTTTGAATGGAGTAATACAAAAGGTTTAGTCGTTAAGACTTGTACCTCAGATTTAAATACTTCTAATGAAGAAGTGAAATTTAGTGCAGATGAAAGTGGATATGTTTATTTGCATGATAGTGGAAATAATTTTAATGGTGAAAATATTAGTGGAGTATTTCAAACACCAGATATGGATTATGGTGATAATGGTTTAAGAAAAAGTCTCTATGCTGTTAAAGCAAATATTAAACCAGAAGGAGTACAAGACGATTTAAAATTAAGAATTAGATATGATTTTGAATCTTCAGATGTTCCCCAACCTGGTGTATTTAGTGTTGGTACTTTAGCTGCTACATCTTTATATGGAGGTGCTGCATATGGAACAGGAACTTATGGTGCAGTAACTTTACCAAGTAAAAGAATGTTAGTAATAGGAAGTGGTTTTTCAAATAGTTTTAGATTTTATAGTAATGATACGAATGCTGCATATGCAGTTAATGGATTATTTGTATCATTTATAGCAGGAGGAAGAAGATAATATGGCAGGTTATGTACGACAAAGTTCAGCCGAAATAGCTGATGCTCTTACAATTGAAGCTGTTGATTTAAATAATGAATTTAATGATTTAGTAGCAGCTTTTAGTAATACTTCAGGACATAAACATGATGGCACAGCAGCCGAAGGTCCTGTTATTTCTGTCCTTGGAGATGCAGGTGTTGCTACACCATTAAATAAAATTTTAGTTGATACTGCAAATAAATATTTAGAATTTTATACAGATGTAGGTTCTGCAGCAGTTCAACAATTAAGAATTCAAGATGGAGCAATCGTTCCAATTTTAACTAATGATATAGATTTAGGTACAGTTTCTTTAGAATTTAAAGATGCATACTTTGATGGAACTGCAAATATTGATACTTTAGTTATTGGTTCTTCAACTGGTGTTACATCTGTTGATACAGATTTAACTTCTGCTTCAGCAAGTGATGATACTTTAGCTTCTGCTAAAGCAATTAAAACTTATGTAGATTCAGTCCCTGTCGGAGACCTTACTGCTATTGTAGCAGGAAGTGGTTTAACTGGAACATCTTTATCAGGACCCATACCAACTTTAAATGTAATTGGTGGAACTGGTATAACTGCTAACGCAGACGATATAGCAATTGATGCTACAGTTACAACATTAACTGGTACTCAAATATTAACAAATAAAACTTTAACTGCTCCAGTTATAGCTACAATTTCAAATACTGGAACAATAACTTTACCTACTTCAACAGATACATTAGTTGGTAAAGATACTACAGATACTCTTACAAATAAAACATTAACAAGTCCAGTTCTTAATACAGCAATTAGTGGAACAGCTTTTAAAGATGAAGATACTATGTCTTCTGATTCAGCAACTGCTGTAGCTTCACAACAATCAATCAAAGCTTATGTTGATTCAGTACCGACTGGAGATATTACTTCAGTTGTTGCAGGAGCAGGTTTAACAGGTGGAGGAACAACAGGTGATGTTACTTTAAATGTTGTTGGCGGAACAGGTATTACTGCAAATGCAGATGATATTGCAATTGATAGTACTGTTGCTACATTAACTGGTTCTCAAGTTTTATCAGCTAAAACATTAACTAGCCCAGTTTTAAATGGAACACTTAGTGGTACAGCATTTTTAGATGACGATACTTTAGCGGATGATTCTGCTATAGCAGTTGCATCTCAACAATCTATTAAAGCTTATGTAGATTCACAATCACATTCTGTTACACCAAGTAGTGTAACTACATTTACAAATAAAACTATTGATGAAGATGGTGTTGGTAACTCAATTACAAATTTAGCTAATGCAAGTATTAAAGCTGCAGCAGCTATTGATGCAACAAAGATTGCAGATGGTACTGTTACAAATGCAGAGTTTCAATATATAAATAGTTTAAGTTCAAATGCTCAAAGTCAAATAGATTTAAAAGCAGCTTTAGCTTCCCCAGCTTTAACTGGAGACCCTACAGCTCCTACACAATCAGCAAGTGATAACTCAACTAAACTTGCAACAACAGCTTATGTTGATGGTCAAGTTGCAACAGAAAATGAATTATCAG